TATCGCGCATACATCAATCCGCAATTCCCCGACACAAACGTCAACACATTATACCGCTCTTCTAAAATATGAAAATCATACGAATAGTGGTAAATATTCACATTCGGTTTATTCATTCCGATGATTTCCTTCGTATTCGGATTACAAATCATTTTCACCTCCGCTGCCGGGTCCAACGGCGGGTATATCGTCGTCAATTCAAGCTCGATTTGGTTAAACTTACTCATATTGATAGCACCGCTAGGTTGTAGGTCATACGGGTCCGAATTCAGGCAAAAATTGTAACAGTAAATCCCAGGTTTCGCACTCCCACGCGTCCTCGTGTATTTCTCTACATAATTATAAACCCCCGCATCCAGTAGATTCTCGCGATATTTACCATTTAAAGAGATTCCCAACATCTGTAAAATGTCGCGCTCGTTCTCGGACTGGAAGTCGCCCGTAATATGAAGGCCAGTGAGCCGTTTATCGCCTGGATTGATACCGGGACCAATCCCGTTCTTCGGCCCGTTTTTATCATAATAATACTGGTCGAACTGAAAGTCGGGGCGACCCTGCCATGCGGGTGTCTGTAGGTCGCTCGCGGTGGTGACGATTTCCGTGAACGCCATGGGTCGCCAGTCATCGTCGGTCGGTGCGGGAATAATATCATACGGCATGTAATTATACGGCCAGTTGGTATAATTGCTCCATTCATTCCTCAGATTGACATCGCTCCGCTGGAAAAACATCGTCCACGATGAGACCATCCCCATCGAGTTCTCTATCTTGATTTTCCGATTTCCAGTGACATCATTGAACGTCCAGTCGTAATACGACTTAAGCAGGTACTTCTGCTGGTTGGCCGCGAAGATTTTAGATTCATCATCCGAGAGAAAGCAGTAGGTCGCCATTAAATGGACGTCCGCATTCCAATCGGCGCGGATACTGGGATATGAATTAAGGCTCAGGTCAATACTTGGCGGCGGGTATAAAAAGTGCCACATTTGATGAAGGGGATTCGTGAAGTCGGGTTGGACGACTGGCCAATAATTCACTGAATCGCCTACATCACGTATGGTGAACAATTCCTTTACGGGGCGTAGAGTGACGTCGATTTGAAGCTGATTATACTGAAGAGACACAAGGGGGAACGCCATTTTGGAAGAAAGCGTGAACCATGCGTTAATCGGGATATACAATTTGCGCCCGCGGATGGAGGGTTCGGCGCCGGCCGCATTCGACGTGCGATACGCATTGGGATACTGGTTCAGACGCGCGCCTGAACAACCCGGATTGTATAATTCGGGGACATGTCCTGTCATCTGGTTATACAACTCGCGCTTGGTCTTATCCATATCACGCTCCACTATCGCCATCAAATTATTGCCGGTAAACCTTTGAAGGGTCATACCGCCGACCGAAATCACGATTTCTTTAATCATCTGGGTTCCCAGGTTCTCGATCCACCGGAATTCATAAGGGGCCCACATATCACCCGAGGTCCTGGGGGGATTTATCGGGCTCCATATGGCAGGAAGCGTCACACAAACATACGTATCCATCAGTAACTCCGCATATCGTGGCACATAAAACGTGAATTTCGATTCTTCGGACAAACGGAGCTTTTTCTGTCCGTCGAAGTCAAGTCTAAACTTTTGAAGACCGAAATTCGTATATTTAAGATAAGTGCTCTTGAAAAACGATTTTTTGGGGTTGCCGTTTAAGATAACATTTTGATTACCAGTCGCGACCAAGTTTAGTAAACCACCGGTCATTTAGTATTTGTATTATGTCTTTGTATTATGTCTTTGTATTATCTTTATATTTTATATAAAATATCTACATTATATACAAAATAAAGGGATACATATATCTCGTTTATCTATCGTTCATTTTATTATGTCATTGAGAGAATACAATATTGAAGTTATCTTTGTGTCTGTCATTATATTATTCCTCGCAGTATGGCAGGTATCAGGATTAATACAATCACACAGTATTTCGCGCAACAATGAAATATATATGATTCGTGAAGGACTCGAAAATGCGGCGGCGGCGGCGGCGGCAATCGACACCACGTCCAATAATGAGAGAACACTTAATAAGGCAATGTCTATTTTGAAAAGTTCAGATAACCCTTTTTTGAACAGCCTAGGCGTAGGCCAAATAAATTCGCCACTATCCACGGAGGGATTCACACCAAACACCAGCGAGAATGAAATGACGATACATCAACGTCGTCAGGCCGGAACTGTAATGGATGGTGGGATGGTCGCTGCTACTAGTGCTCCACCGCCGCCAACACCCACGCCGACACAGACCGTAAGCAGTGTCAAAGAAGGACTCGACAACCCCGATCAGGTATCCAAAAAAATAATCGACAATAAACTGACATCTATGAATCCGGAAGACAGTCAAAGTCGGTTCAAACTCCGCGATTATTACATCAAATCCGCATACAACGCATTCAATCACGAGAAATTCAAGAATTCTACCGTGAGTATGGACGCATGCCTCTATGTCATCGCGCGAGGTTGCCGCTGTATTGATTTCGAGGTATTTTCAGTAGATAATGTCCCGGTTATTGCGTCATCGTCCGTGAATTCGTTTAATTATAAAGAGACGTATAATCATATTCCCGTTTCGGAGGCATTCGAAGTATTAGGCAGTTATGCGTTTTCAGGTTCGAAATGTCCCAATCCAAACGACCCCTTTATTATTCATATGCGTATTATGTCACGTAACGTCACGATGTATGACAATCTCGCGAAGGTGATCGCACAAAGCAAGACGATGGCGCGTAATCTACTGGGAGCAAAATACGGGCGCGAATATCATTCCAAGGATTTAGGTGACGATGATGTTAGTTCATTGAGAGGAAAGGTGATTTTGATGGTGGATGGAACAAACCCAGTATATCGTAATACCAAATTGTTCGAGCTTATTAATATGAGTTCGAAATCACTATTTCTCTCGAAGTATACCTTTTTCGGGGTAAAAAATGTCGGCGACCCGCAAGCATTTAAGGACGCGAATAAGAAGAATATGTGTCTCGTTGTTCCAGACAAGAGCGGTCGCCCAATCAATGACGGACACAACGGTCCATTTACGTGGGGATGCCAAATCGTCGCAATGTGCTTTCAGGAGGAGGCGCGTGACGAGAAATTAAAGGCATACGAGGATAAGTTCGCGTCGGTTGGCTACGGGTTTATACTAAAACCCGAAGATTTGCGGTATGTCCCGATTACGATTGCGCCACCTGCGCCACCCAATCCGAAATCATCGATGGAAGCCAGACCGGCGGAAGCACCAGGTATTAAATTCACGTTGTAACCAGACGTTTACTCAAACGCTAATATTTTATTATACCATTATTATATTACATAATACATAATACATAATACAATAATGCCTTCGAAAAAAGACAGTGACAAAGCCCAAACATACGAAGAGAAGGAATTGGAAATATTGCGTCAGGCGGTCGATGTGGTTGAGAACAGGAAAGGCGTCGAAGTGATGCGCGACCCGGAAGTAAAGAAAATCATCTCGATTGTAGAGAAGTTTATCGCGGATAAAAAACTGGTGTGTTATGGCGGGACGGCCATCAATAACATCTTGCCCGAAGACGCCCAATTTTACAATAAGGATATCGAATTACCGGATTATGATTTTTATTCGGACAACGCACTCGACCATGCGAAAGAATTGGCGGATATTTATTATAAGGCGGGGTATGAGGATGTCGAGGCCAAATCCGGCGTACATCACGGGACATATAAAGTCTTCGTGAATTTCACGGGGATTGCGGATATCACCCAAATGGAGCCTGACCTGTTCAAGGCGATATCCAAAGATGCGATTATTAAAAGCGGAATACGGTATGCGCCGCCCGACTTTCTTCGTATGGCGATGTATTTAGAATTATCGCGGCCCGACGGCGATGTATCGCGCTGGGAGAAGGTCCAGAAACGATTGACGCTGTTGAATACGCATTACCCCCTTAAGGGCTATCAGTGTGATAAAATAGAGTATCAGAGAGGGTTTGAAGGGGCGACGGATGAGAATACGGGGGAGATCAGTGCGTCGCGGACGCGAACACCTTCGCGGACGCGAACACCCTCACAGTCGCAGTCTCGGTCCGGGTCTCGGTCGCGGTCGCGGTCGCGGTCGCGTGACAAATCGGCATCGGCATCGGCATCGGCATCGGCGTCTGAGTCGGCGTCCGTAAAAACAGGCGGCGGAATCTTCAACAGCGTAACCTCTGTGAAACGAAATGCGATTACTCAAATCAAACGGAAACATCATTCCCTCGCGGCGTATATGCGCCATTTATTTCACGCGGTAAACAAGCACGAGGAGTCCGTTGGGGATTATGAATATTCCATTAAAGAAGACAAGGTCACACATCGGTATAATCTAAATGTAAAACATGAGAGATTACTTCAGGATGATGATGAGTTTGTTATTTATTCGATGTCGGCGAGAGATATTCGCCGAGGTAAAGACGACGACGGAGACGATGAGGACCACAGCGACGATACGGACGACAGCGAAAGCGACGAGGACGAGGACGAGGACGAGAGTGCGTCGAAGTCCAAGTCCGCGTCAGCGTCCAAGTCTGCGTCCCGGTCCCGGTCCAGGTCCAAGTCATCGTCCAAATCGGCGTCCAGGTCCAAGTCATCGTCCAGGTCATCGTCCGACGCACATTACTCAGTTAGCACATCCAACGTGACTTATTCTACAAACCGAGAGAAACTCCTTCAACAAACCGATATTTATAATATTGTCCGAGGTGTATTTATCAAAAACAAGGCAGTATTTTTCGGCGGGTATGCGAATCTTCTGTATTCACGGTATATGCCAAAGCACCAGCGCCGTATCGTCAACAAAATCCCCGATTTCGATATTCTCTCGGAAGACCCGCGCGCATTATGCGAAGAGGTCGTCCGTGAACTCACCGCGCATAAATTCACCGGAGTCAAATATACGAAACATAAGGGTGTTGGCGAGGTCATCTCCGAGCATTATGATATTCGCGTCGGTGATGAAGTTGTCGCGTTTTTGTACAAACCACTCGCGTGTCATAGTTATAATACAATAAGGATTGACGGGGATACAATCCGTATTGCGACGATAGATACAATGTTGAGTTTTTATTTAGCGTTTATTTATGCGGACCGCGTATACTATGACATTAACCGTATTTTATGTATGTCGCAATTCCTGTTCGACGTTCAGCAGCATAACCGCCTGAAACAGACCGGGTTATTGCGGCGTTTCAGTATCAATTGTTATGGAAAGCAGCCTACACTGGAATCGATGCGGTTTGAAAAGACGAAGAAATATGAAGAATTGAAAGATAAGCGGGATACACGAGAATACGAGGAGTGGTTCTTGCGGTATATTCCATTGGAAAACTCGAAAGGAGCGACTGCGAAAGGAGCGGCGAAAGAGGCGGCCGGGAAAGCGAAGACTGCGAAGACTGCGAAGACTGCGAAGACCGCGAAGGGGACGAAGACGCGCAAACGTAAGAATACCACCGATTAGCGAAGTCCTTCGCCCAGCTTATTGAACACCTTCATAATCACGAAGAATGTGCCTGCGAACATTGCGCTCGTGGTGGCAAGTCCAATCATTTTGAAATTCCCATCTTCGCCGAATAAGGACGGAAGATAGTGAAGTAACTGTGCGCGAAAAACAGGCATCTGAAAAATAAAATAGAGGATGCCAATAAGTATCGGCATTTGAAGGTCGTTATAAATGGCTTCGATTGTGTCGAATTGATTGGACTGTCGCGCATTGTCGCGAACGATACTTTCCATAGATGGGTGTTCGCGGATATAATCACTTGTATTACCATCGTCCTGAAAATGGACGGTCTTGGGTTGTGGGACATAATTGGGTCTCGCCTGGTCGTCGTGCGTAAATGAATTCGGGTTCATCGGGATATCTCTCGTAGGCATCATTGTCATTCCATTGGCGCTGGCGCGCTGGACACCTTGCCGCACATCGTTCATCACATTTGCGGGGATTTGCTGCTGATTATGAAGAGATGGATCGGTGCTTACATTGGGAGAGTAGATGAGTGGCGCGCCGCCACCGCCACCACCACCACCATAATTTCCTCCTAAACCTACGGTTTGACTACTTAAAGGCAGATCATCAATACTGGTTGTGTCGCTCATGAGAATAATTAGAATATATTTATGATAATATTGATTTGATAAATATATTACGCACATTTCATTTCATTCCATTCCATTCCATTCCATTTCATTCCATTTCATTTCATTTCATTCCATTCCATTTCATTCCACCGGCACTACCCGTTCTCAGCCTCTCCCGCTTCATTCCATTCCATTCCATTCCATTACTCTCAACCGACGCGAGAACCCGAGCGGAGCAGAGCGAGTGGAATGAAGCGGAGCGTAATGAAACGACCGGCGACGCGAGAAAACGACCGGCGACGCGAGACTTACTTGTGTAACTGTACATCCCTCTTCCCCGCATCACACTTCACAGTTTTCGTCTTATATTGATAACATTTATCGTCCAACTTATAGGTATCCTTCTCTAAATCCTTAAGAGGTGGTGCGCGAAAGGCGATACACGACCTGTCTTTACACGCCTTCCGAAACAATGACGCAATTCCTAAACCCAGTATAATCGATATAATCGTGCGGCCTGTGTCTGTATGGAGTAATCTTTGAAACCCCATTCTAGTATTGCTTATAAGTATTCTAATATATACAGCAGATATAAATTATTGGACAGGTATCTTCTTGACAGTCCCTTTTGCTTTCGCACAAACCACCTCCTTGGCGTCAAATGTGAAGCAGTTATCAGCATTATCCTTATACTGGAACTTCGCAATATTGTCGGGAGTGGGGTATACGTAAATCACCTTCGGGTTAGGAACCGAAATATATACATAGAATAATCCGACGGAAAGACTGATCAGGAAAATCGGAAAGGAAATATGGTTAAATATATTAAACATTGGTGCGTGTATGTGTTCGATGCTATATTATACAGCGATAATAATCCGTTCGTCCGTTCGTCCGATAATCATATTGTCCTATAGTCCCTCGAACATTTTGGCTTTTGCGGCCGCGAGTTCAGCCGCCTTTCCTTTATACCATCCAGATGCGGGGTCCGGTTGATGGACGGTTGTTTCGTATACGGGTTCTGGTTCGGGATCGACGACCTCTACCACAGGCGCGGACACGGCCGCTGACCTGGAGGCGGCGCGACCCCCCGGCGCAGGACCGACGACAACCGACCCCACCGGTTTCGTAATCACCCGATTATCCGCAATCCAATTCGGCATAATCACCGGCATATATAACTCATGATAGCTATACATCTTCTGTGATAAGTAAAATTCGTCCTCGTTATACATTTCAACCAACGCACCATTCGGATTCTCGGTTGTCTCTACCTGCGAGTAAACGTATTTCGTTTCGCGCATCTTCAAGAATGCTGGCTCAATATCTGTCTGATAAAGCACGAGAATATCGTCGATAATACTCCGGTTTTTCCAGTCCGAGTCCCTGAACTCTACCATAAACGTCTTAATCTGCGCGATTTTCTCGGCGATAACCCGCGTATGTGTATCAGTATCCCGCTGGATATCATCATTGTCCGTCACGCTTAAATAATAGGTGCGGAACTCCGCATACATCTTCAGCTGCTCCTGTAATTTATGCTGGATGGTCTCGAATTTATCGAGGAGCTCGTCTTCGTTGATGAATCGGAATAAGAGGTCGAGTTTCATGCGGATAATCTCGTCCTTCGTTGCGCGAACCTCTTCCAACGATTCGTTCATCAATGCCTCTAAACTCGCGTATTTGCCGCGTGCGACCTCGATATGAAACCCGCATGGTTGAGAGATATTCCCGCAAATCGCCTTTAATTTGCCGTCGGCTTCTGTGAAAATAGACCCGCCTTCCTGTTTACACACGATACACGCGGGTTTAATAATTGCGAGACGTTTGGCCTTTTGTTGTGAGGACAACGACTTCCAGTCGATAACGGGGTCATTCATTAGTCGTTGCCGGCGTTTCTCTAGCGCGGAATTGTATTTTTCCTTCATCGAATAATACCCGTGGATTGCGTCGTTGATTTTCACGCGGTCTTCCTCGGGGATGAGTTGGTAGGGGTAGATGAGCCCGCGGAACTCATTGGGGTCGGCTGCGCGCTGAATATGCTTTTTAAGCGCGTCTTCTTGCTTGCGCGACATTTCGAGGAGGACTCGGGTCGCCTTTTTCAAGGTGTCGCGGGTATCATTGGTCTTTTTCTGGGCGATGATACGGGACGCTGCGCCGCCACCGCCGCCGCCGCCGCCACCGCCGCCACCACCGCCCATTTGATAACTCCGTTCTTGAATCGCCTCATGTAAGTCTTGGTATATCGACGCGGATGCGGACATTGTTATATAACAATAATATTATTATTATTATACCTCTACGATATACCCGTCATATGACCGTCATATGCCCGCACGTAATCCTGTTAATTTCTATTTGGTTCTTATATTCATTCCACGTTAGACGTTTTATTATAATAGACGGATTCATCATCAATAGACGCTTCGTTACATCATCGTGATGTTTCCATACTTCATAGATAAGGTGTATTCTAGTCTGTAATTTCGTATTGTTTTTGACAACGGATTTATACCACAACAACGAATGACCTGCGCATTCCCTACACGGAACGGACCTTATTATCGTTACGATTGTCGTACACATGATTTCGAATTCTTCATTCGTCATTTTGGGGCGTTTGATAGATTCAACTAAATTGTGTAATACGTACCATATTTTATTTCCGTTTTTTTTGATATTATTGGTACATCCTTGACTTCGATGAATATTACATGATACACAACAATTGACTATCCCTGGTAGAGGTTTACGTTTATCATTATTGATATCGGGCAATTTAAGCGACCCGAAAGACGGTTGTCGGGTCAACATCGGTCCTAGTATCGGTGAAATCGTCGGGGACAGCGACGGCATCGACGACGGGTTATATTCTTGTTTTTTATAAGACCCCATTACATAATTATACATCGCGTAATGTGTAACTATATTACTACATGAATTGTTTTTATGCGGCCTTATGCGGTATTATGCGTATTTCCGCGCCCAATATTCCTCATCAGGTCCTTTCCATGCGGGCAGATTGGTAAGCATTCCCATACCGTTGCCCGCGGGGTGTGTTCGACAATCCATCGGGATGCCCTTACTTTGCGCGTAATGCGTCGCATTTACCATCTTTAGTTTCGAGAGAATATATTCTTGTTGTCGACGTTTCTTCGCATCGACTTCTTCCGGAGTAGGTTTACCTTTATACCGAACATACAGAAATACACCTAAACATACAAATAACACAATCCCCATCGTAAAATTAAACGACCGTGTATGGTAAAAATCTTTAACGTTATGGCACTGTTCGAGAGATTTACTTAAAAAGTATCGCACACCCGGTTCGGTCAGGGAGGGCGCAGGCGCATTATGTTCCATATCGTTTGCTCGTTCACTCGTTCACTCGTTCGTTCGTTCGTTCGTTCGCTCGCTCGCTTAGTATACACTAAAAAAGAAAGAAGGCACGTTTAACGAATACCGATAATTCCTGGTAATTACCGGTAAATACCGTAAATACCGGTAAATACCGGTATATAATAATCGCCGTATATTGTAATTAGCCGACAACGACGACGATATGGCCGAATTAAGTTCAACTGTAGCGATCGGCTTCTTTTTGGTGGTATTCGCGGCGTACTCTTATTACAAATTCACGAAAAATGGTATTTTAAGCACAGGAATCACGTTCCTCTTCTTTCTTGTCTTATTAATCGGCGAATATTTCATTAATTTGGCGATGTCGAAAGATATTTGCGGGTTCGACCAAGCCCAAACCGCATTATGGGCGACTGTACTACCATGGTTTCTCGTATTAGGCGCATTAAAGGCGGCGCTTGTCGTGTTCCCCGGTTGGTTGTCCCCATTCAGCAATACATTCGGTTATATTTTTGTGTCGGTCGTGACCGATTTGAAGGACGTGTTTAACAATATTCTCACTCCGCAATTTGATTTAGACCCAAAATCCGCCGTAAGCAAACAGCAGACCGGAGGCGCCGGCTCCGCAGGCACAGAAAGCAGCACGGATATCCCCAAAGACGACATCGCCAATAAACGCGATATCGGGCGCGCTTTAGAGCAAATCTATACAGACCAATCTATCTTACTCAACGAACTTAATTTAGATAATCTTGACAGGTTCTGGGATAGTTTTAAAGAGTCACGACTGATTCGACCCTCGGCTAAAGTAGAAGACCTGGATAAAATCAGGAGTTTCTTGAGGATAAAGGATATTATAGGCGAGTTCGTGTGGCTGGTGCTATGCGGCCTTTTAGTGGTTTCGATTAGTTATAATTATATACTGAATATTGGTTGTTCTTTTACACCTGAACAGCAGAAGATACGCGCGCAAGTACTAAAAGAGAAGCAGGATGCTGCGAATGCGACGGCGGAGCAGGAGAAGAATAAGGTGCTGACCATAAGTTCGTAATCGTCTCGCGTCGTTTACTCATTGCGCCTGCGGCTCCATTCTCGCGTCGCTTACTCATTGCGCCTGCGGCTCCATTCGCCACTCCGCTCGGTCATCTCGCCTATATTTGACATATTTTTAATCATTCCCGTCCGATATCGCGAGAGATACGAGCGGAGCGGAGGGAGTGGAGCCGCAGGCGCAAGGACCGGAGCGACGCGAGACAGGGTGAAAACGAAGCGAGTGGAACCGAAGCATCGCGGAGGTGGAACAAGCGTAGTTTGAACAAAGCGTAGTTTGAACAAAGCGTAGTTTGAACAAAGCGAGAGATACGAGCGGAGCGGGAGGGACTGGAGCCGAAGCATCGCGCAGGCGCAAGGACCGAAGCGACGCGAGAAGGGTGAGAACGAAGCGAGTGGAATGAAGTGATGTGAAGTGAAATGAAGTGAGCAACGCGAACGGAATGAACGAAACGAGCTGAATGAAACGAGCGTAGTTCGAACAACTATATAAAAAGCCGCACCATCGGTCTTGACACATAATACATCGCGAGATACGAGAGAATTCCCAATATGATGGCCACCAGCCAAATCGGAAGCACCGTCTTGCTAGAATAGCCTACCCCGAATTCACGCAGACTGCCATCATCGTTATAAAGAAATGCCGGGTTCATATACTGAACCAGCATAAATACGATAATATACAAAAGGATGGCGGTGCCTGCTAGATTATTCCGAATAAATGGTTTTATGGCGAACATAATTATTATTCTTGTTATTACGGTATTATCGATACTACTAATATAATGTAACTACTTTTTATTCGGGTTTTATCCTGAATAAAAAATACTGTGAGACCGCGAGCATTTACTTTTTATTCGGGTTTTATCCTGAATAAAAAATACTGTGAGACCGCGAGCATTTACTTTTTATTCGGGTTTTATCCTGAATAAAAAGTACTGTGAGACCTCGAGCATCCGCGGCGAGACATAATTCGACGATTATTCATCGTCCTCTGCGTCTTCTTCTTTCTTTGCCTTCTTCGAATTCTTCTTAGGTTTCTCTTCTTCTTCTTCGTCGTCGTCTTTCTTCGACGTCTTCTTCTTTTTCTTTTTCTTTTCGCCGTCGTCATCGTCGCCGCCTCCGCCGCCTTTCGATATACCTTCTATCTTATTAAAAATAGCAATCCAGTGCTTAAGAAAACAACGCCCGTATACGATTAACTTCTTAGCGTCATCCGGGTTTGGATTATCGGTAACTGCCTTCGATTTACCTACTTTATCAATTATTTTCAACAACAATTTACCACCAGACATAGCAGAAGCCGTCACTTTTGTATCTGATAATATATGTTCTGCTTTGATTTTTCCATTATATATTCCCGTTATCACTTTACAAAACATACCGATGTCTGCCTCATCATTACCCTCCATCAATTTCATCTCGTTAAATGCTATCGGTTTAATAGCATCCAAAGTTACATGGTCCTTTTCATTATTGGTCCCTCCTCTCTCGTCATACGGCCAATGTTTCTCCGCAACCGTTTTGATATTCTTCATCACTTTATCTAAACTCCCACCCAGGTCATCCTTATCGAGTTTCGGCGCGGTAAATCCCAGTTTCGCGCACGCTTTATCCGCACCGCCGCCGCCGCCGATACCGCCGATGCCGCCAATGCCGCCCACACTGAACCCTTCAGCACTCCGGTCACCAAATATCAGCGTCGACCCGACAACAACGATGAAGACCGCAAATATAGCGAGGTCCCGCCGACGGTAATACAAATAAAGTAGAATCACCGAGAGAATAATATAAATAATCGTGCGTTGGTTCATTCTTTCGCACGGTGCGTCTTTATATTATTCAAATACTAAAAATACTCCGAGACGCGTCGCCGTTAATCGTCATCACCGCCACCGCCGCCGCCGCCGCCGCCGTCCCCTTCATCGTCGTGCTGGTGGATATACGCGGCGTCATCCTCCCCCGCATCATCATCCTCCGGAATACCCGTCGACATATCCAATTCATGCGCCTCGATTTCCGCCGAGACCCGGTCTTCTTCCAGCGCATCCATGACATAAATCTCTCGGTTCATTGAGGTGACATAGTCCCGGCGGCCTAGCAGTCGCTCCTTTTGAGCGATCTTCTCCATCTCTTCGCGTTCTTCGTCATAATAATCCTGGTCGTAGATTACAACACCTGTTTGCGACGTCCCGCGGCTCCATATTCCCATCTTGTGTGTCTTCATCAGATTCTCCAGTTGACGTTCACCCACCGACATTGCGCCAATTCTCTCGACAACCCCGTCTTTCTCTTTATCTTTAACGCGGGTGAGCTTCTCCTTGATATTGGCTAAATTAAAATCAATCGCGGATTTGTCCTTTTCAATCATGCGCAGATACGCGATAAGGAGTTCAGAAACACGTTGTCCAAGCGCCTTCTTATCCCCCATCATCGCGTCCATATCACTTATGAGTTGGTGTTTATCTAATGTGCCTGCGTCGGATGAATACAGGCGGGATTGCGGGTCGATTTCATCTTCGCGCTCGTCTTCGTCTTCATCGTACCCTGCGGTGCGCGCAATTGCGCCTGCTTCTCCGATGGCTCCTGCTGCGCCTCCCGCGGCACCCGCCCGGCGGCCTTTCTTCTTCGTCGCCGCCGCGGGCGCATTCACGGCCGTCTTCGCGGATTTACGTATCACACGGGTCGGCTCCGACTGATAAATCGTAATTGGAGTCTCAATAACGAGATGGATATACGTCCGCATAAATGAAAAGAAGTAGAACAAATACAAATTACGGACGATATCACGGTCAAACACCGAATACATCGTATAAATATTTTTACGGGTCGAATGCGGCACCCGCTCGCCGAGTTCTTTTTCGATATCTACTTCGCGCGGGACCATCACCGACGACGATGACGACGACGACGCACCCGCCAACGCAGCCGCCGCTGCGGCTATCTTCGCGTCCTTTTCTTCATCGAAGAACACCTCCGCCATAAACGGCGTATTTTCCATCATCACTTTCAGGTCACGCACATGGATTTCCGCATGGCGTATCACTTCCTTAATCACATGGTCGTTATAAAACGTCTTCAACGAGGTATAATGCGACGAAATAATCGTCTTGACATCCTTCATATGGTTCGTTGAGAACCCCCAATGTTTCGGGATATTCGTATCATCGAAATCAATACCGTTATGAATAATCGCCGGGAGGACATCAATAAGGCGTGTGAGTGTATTCCGCATAAACTGGATACTCTTTGCGGCGGTTTCATCTGTCGCCGACATCAGAACCGTGCTGCTTTTATTGATTTCAAATCGCATAAGTGTATCCATGATTCGCTCAATCTCTCGGAACTTGGTTTTGGTTTGTTTGCCGTTCTGTTGGAGAAACCCCAGTACGGATGCCTTCATTTCCTGGTTCGAAGTATGTAAATAATTCTTCAAGTCACGCATCTCTTCGGTGTCTTCTTGGACATATGCAGGGTTCGGCGAATGGATGAGTGCCAGGAGCAGGGTGCGTAATTCTGCAGGGATAATACATTGGTCGAGGGTGGAGGCCGAGGTCGACCCTTCGGTAGCGCTAGGGTCGGCGGATGCGGACGACGCAGCGCTGTGCTTTATCTCGAGATGCTGAATCGCATCCTTGAATTTCTGGAACGGGACGGGTTCTGTGGGACGCGTCTTGCTCGCGATAGCATATTTGGCGTCGGTCATCGTATGCCCATTTACAATATGAAGCAGTCGCGCGAGACTGGATGTATCGAATATATTCGAATCACGTTTCAGTTTACGGATTTTATCTTCGATGATGTCGGTAGGACTCCAGTCCTGGGGGTGTGCGGGGCAAATCTCTCGGAGCTCTGGATATAAATACAGCGCGGTTGCGATGGGATTGCCTTGTCCGGCTGCGGCGGCCTGGTTCATCCGGCAATAATGAATAAATGCCCGATAAACTGTCTGCTCGTTGAATTCCGCAGGGATATTCGGGTATTGAAACCGGGTGTTTCGGTTATCCATGATGGTCGTCGCCCGCGTCATCACCGTCATTTCTCTCGCCGTTTTCGTCAAGAATCCGATAATCCGGTTGTGATGGTGGATATTCTGTTCGCGTCCCATAAAATAATCGATAGTGCGTTGGCTGCGTCTATCGACGGGCTCATTACAGCACGCATTCTCCAGGAAGGGCTCGCTCGCCATATTCAGGAGAAGGGGGCTGCTGTTCTTCACGACGGAGTGTATCATCTGCTGAATAGACAAAGAGAAATAGAGACATTTACTTTCGAGGACGGCGAGTTTATCGTGCTGGCCGTGGTATCCGCGTTTCATATCCGTGATAAGTTGGTTGGCGAAATCAGCGGCGATGTTCTGGGGTGTCGGCATATTGTCGAGAGATTTCATAGGAGGCATAAAATTCGCCCAGCGAAGAATAGAGAGTTCTTCTGGGACGGCTTCCGCGCCACCGCCACCCGCGCGCATATTCCGCAAATACTCGCGCTTCGTCTCCATCCGCTCCTTCATCGCCGGTTTGGTGATAATAAGCGTATCGATGAGCGTCTTCAACTTCGCGAGAATATCGCCCTCCTTCTTAAACGATTTCAGCGTATTCCACGGCTCAATACTCGTCTTTATTTTATACGCAATACACGCAATATACATCATCCCCGATGTATCACCCTCGCCATCCAGGGGATACCCTGAAAAGGAACGTATACATCCGGCGTGTGTCTTCCGCGTCTTCGGGGTCGGAATGGCGCACTGGATTGCGACGGTGAGATACGCGAGGGTCAGAAGAAGAAGTGTCTGAAAAAATGTTTCTTTATAGGGGGGCAGATGCTTGCCTTTCTCTCGGAATAGTTTCTCGGAACGCAGGCGGTAGGCTTCTTCCGGTGGAACCGATGTATCCAGTAACGTGAGCGTGCTCTGAATAATAAATTCGCGTTCTTGGTGTATATCGATACCCATATATCCGGTCATTGTGGTGACGATGTTGTTGATTATTTTCGCATTCGGGCTGTCGTATTTTTCCACGATACTTATTCCGTGAAGACCGCCGCCGCCTGCCGCCGCCGCGCCGCCTCCCGCCGCCGGTTTCGCCACTTTCAATATCCCTTCCCCAATATCCGCTTCTATCACTTCCCTGGTTACTAATTTGAACCCCGCATCATCGAATCCTTCTTCGGTCTCGTGCTCGATTTTCTTAATAACCGCCCCGCTGAATTTATCCACCCACGCTTCACCGTCGTCGCTAATCGTTCCGCGTTCTTTACAAATCGTATCGATGACGACATTGAGTCCGCCGCCGCCGTCGGACGACTGGATAAATGCGACCGCGATGGCCTCATAAAACGACGGAAGCAATTTCGCGTTGGATTTAATACAGTATAACCAGTGCGGGTCCTCGTCCATGATTTCGTTGGCCTTGCGTGTAAAGCTGGTGATAAACTGCATGAGGTCGTATTGGCGTTTCACGAAATCGGTTTGTGCGACAATCTTGTCTTTCAGTGGCTCCATCGGCGAGATAATCGCGTCAAAGTCGTCGTCGCCGTTGTCGTCGTCGTGGCCCGCCGCCGCGCCCGCAGCCGCATGAATACCCATCTTGTATTTACGGTCATTGTATTTATAGAACTCTTTATGCTGTATTTCCATAATCCGCCCGATATTCTTCAGGTCGTATTCGAATTTCTTATTCACGAACTCTGTGAAATTCTCTCGCGTCACTTGATATTTCGCGTCAAACTCCGACTTCATTTTATCCAGGAACGCTTTCTTGATTGCGTCGGTGCCTTCCTTCGCGGTGATATGCGCGATTGCTCCGCCGCCGCCGCCCGCCGCCGCGCCGCCTATGGCGTCCGCTTGCGCCATCAGATTCTTCGCCGCATCCATCGCAAATGGAAGACAATCCCGGTCTACATTACAGAAATAATTCCGGTCGCTGCTCGGGATGACTGCGGGGATGCTTGTATCACGCACCCATTTGCCGCCTTCACGTTTATAATACAGAAATTTGGTTTCGGTTTCGGTTTCGCCGAGATCCTCGTCCGGTTTGTCCGGTTCGACATATTCGTCGATTTCAACTACAGCGTAGTCACCGTCATTTACTTCGCGCATTCCTGGTCCGACCATGATTGCCTCCGCCTCCTTCTTCGCTTCATCGAACGTCATTTTCTTATTCTTGATGAGTTCATCCACCAGAAACATCTTGAATTCGGTTTCGCTCATTTGTTCTTGCTGGTCGCGGTAGGCCTCAATAAACGCGTAATTGGTCGTGTCGTATTTCTTATCGAAATAAACCGGAATGTCGCTGTCATTGTCTTCTTTGATTGCGTCTTCATTGGGGTAGTTCTTCGAGAGAACGAGGCCGAATCGCTTGGGGGCACTGCCTCCCGCCGCCGCCGCCGCCGCTCCGGCACCGCCTCCGCCCGCTACCGCGGCTCCGGCACCGCCTCCGCCTATCATCGCCCCCGCCGCCCGCAATTTATCGCTTTGTTCGCCTAAGACCAGATTAAAATCAAATGGGGTAATAAGTTCGGTCGTCGTTATCGCGACAGCGTCCATATACAACTTCGCATAATCCAGCGCCAACATCCGCGACAGAAGTTCCGACGATGAGAGAAGGTTGTCATTATAGTCGGTTTGTTCAGCCAGCCCCGAAGCATACGCTTGACCGCGCATTTGTTGACGCTGTTTGTCGTCGATTGCCGCCGCACCACCGCCCGCCGCACCCCCCGACCGGACTTGGACATCCTGGAACCCGTACGCTTTAAATACATCCGCATCCATCATTTTCCCCGATACAATCAGTTTATAGATGAGGGATACGCCGAGGTATCGGACGTGATACTGGAATGAACGCAGACGCCCGAATTTACGGAAATTCGTCGCATAATTCCGCTTATATTCAAGCACACGCTCATATAAAAACGCGACAATCTCGTCGTATTGTTTCACATTCAGGTCCTCCTGGTAAATCAGAAAAGGCTCAATAAACGCGAGGACATCCTGTAATGTAAGACGACCGTGGATATACTGCCGCATCATATCAAAAATATTACGGGTTTTCGGTATAATAACATCCAGAAACTTCCGGTATTTATCGCGTTCATCGACACCGGGCTCAAGAATAAACTGCTTGACCTCGCGGAGGAAATTGTGCGCGTTGAGGTCGAGCGGTGTATTCAGGTTGGTAACTTCGTGGGTTGTCAGTGTCATCATCTGGCGCAACATATCCCAATACTGGACCTGTTTGGTATTCAAGTCGGATTTATCCATGATGGTGATACTGGGGAGCGTGATACGCGAGTAATAAATAACGGGTTCGGGGAATGTCATAAACCCGGTGATATTCATTCGGTCGTTGGGTGTGAGCGGTACGAATTCGGTGGTTCGTTTGAGGACAGGGCCGCCTTCGGCGTCGGCGGCGTCGGCAGCCATGCGACCACCCCCGCCGGTGGGCTGGAGTTTCGAGAGACCCATATTATATTTCTGGATAACGAACCGGTGACGTTTGATTTCTTCCCCCGTGATGACCGATGAATAAAAATCGTCGAGGTTGTCTATTATCGCGGTTATATTCTCGTTCACTTGTTGGGTGGTTACGACATCCGGGGAATAACGCGGCGCTTCGTGCGGCGTAAAATGGCGTGCCGAGAGATTTGTCATATATTGGGAATACGTAATCGTTCCATCGCACCATTGCCGTTGGAGTTCATTTTCCGCATCTCGTTCATCCTGGATAAGTCGCGGCGCAATATCCATTTCCGCGGCGCTCCTATCATCAATCGGAATATCGTAAATCACTTTCCGGGTTTTCACGATGGGGATAATCCAGCGAAGTGCGCGGTCCATCCGCATCAGTGAATTCACGAGGGGGCGGAAGAGTGCGCTTTTGGGGGGCGGGATGGAAGGGCTTCCATTTCCGTCAAAGGACGAGAATTTATGGCGGAGTTCTTTAAATCTCTCGACCATCTTCTGAATATTGGAAAGAACCGACCGGGATTTCTCGGTGGCGGGAATATTCGTAATCAGTGTATCCATGAGATCGTCGCACTGCTTCTCTAAATTGAAACGGCGGTATTCATCGGGGATATTGACCGTTTGGACAAGGACGTCTAATTCCTCGCCGACCTGGATTTGGTCGGCGTCGATAAGAATGGCCTTTAATTTCTCGCGGAGAGCGGCGGTGGCGACCGGGAATGCGGCGGCGGCGCCGGCAGCGGCGGCCTTGGCACCAGCCACACCCCCCGCAGCGGAAGCGAGCATTGTGTAATCCGACATTCCGACAGGTTGTTCTGTGGCGTCTTCGCCTGCGCCGAAGGATGACCTGTGTGCGGGTGCGGCGGCGGAGGCGGCGGCGGCGGTGCCTTGTTGTCGCGCCAATTGGCGCTGTTTACGCCGCTCTTCCAATGTCCGCGGCGTGCCTGGCGCACCCGGCGTGCCCGGTGATTCGACCGCATCCATTCCCATCGTCAAAAACCCGGCCCCGGCGGCCCCGGCGGCCTCGCCGGCCTCGCCTCCTTCTGCGCCTTCTGCGCCCGCAGCCTCCCCAAACGCCGACGGGGGCGCACGTATATGAATCTCTTCAATCGGAAGATTCTCCGGGATTCCCATATACCCGAAATTAATGTAAATCATCTCATCTTCCGGATATGTCCGGATTTCTATCATATCCTCTTCCAGATTCGTAATCATTCCCGTGATAATCGTCGGAATATCACCGCCGAAACGAATATCTACCCATGTAGAAACGACTAAATTGTTCTGCCTCGCGTACCCTTTTTCTTCGGCGCGACTTAATAATTCGATGGTGGTGATACTTTCGTCGGTCAGGTTTCCAGCTGCGTCGAGTTTCAAAATGACCTCACCGAGAGAATCGACGTCGATGAGCTTGATTTTACGGCCACTGACCCCGCCGGCTCCGCTCAATCCGCCGCCGCCGCTCCCGCCGGCGGACACATAATCCACCAGAAACATGTGGTCATGTATATCGCGATTCGACGGCGCGATTATCTTGATAATATCACCGAGTTCAATAGATAATGATACGACCTCGCCACCGGCGCTCGGCGCAATATCTTCTTCCATTATTGTTTAATTTGTTGTGTAATATTGTGTTTATATTACCTCGGGTATTGTGTATATATACCTATATATTTCGCGTATTATATAATTCGCGTATAATATTATTAGGATATAATCGTAGCAGTCAAACAAATATAAAGGTAAACACTATGAGTATATACGTAGTATCGTATATCGTAGTAATGTTTTCTATTTCATCTGCAGAATTGCCAAGTTTGCCTGCCTTTGCCAGTAAGGTCGGTCAGGTCGCCGGTCCGGCGAATACAGAGGACATCGGGAATCAATCATTCCATAATTTGCGTGAGTGGTGTACCGATAACGGTCTTATGGTCCATTATTCTAAAACCCCATCCGGGACGTTTTATGTATTGAAGTATGACCGTGCTAAATTGAAGGACGCGGAATATGAAACTGTGGGTCGTTTCAGGTCGGTGGTGTTTGACTCCAACGGCCAGATTTGCTGTATCGCGCCTCCGAAGATGTTGAAGTTGACCGATGAGATGAAGTCGTGGCCTGTGAATTCGGAGGGCGGACATTTGACCGCGGAGGAGCTCGTGGAGGGAATGATGGTGAATCTGTTTTATTATAAGGGCACCGAGAAGTGGTATGTCTCGACGAAGAGTAGCGTTGGCGAGGTGTCATTCGACCATATCCAGGAGGCGATGGCGGTAGATTCGTCGACGACGGGTGCGACGGCGGGTGCGTACCAAAAGTTGAACATCCAGGAAATCCTGCGCCGCCGTATTTGCGACATCTTGAGTGTGCTTCCCGGCGGACTGGAAGCGGTCCCCAAGCAGTATTGCTACTCTTTCGTGCTTCAACATCCGAAGAACCAGATTGTGAATGTCATTACAGTTCCAAGGTTGTATTTGGTGGCGGTGTATGAAATTGTCAGACCGGAGGGCGCGGCCGATGCCGATGCCGGGGTCAGTGCCATCCGCCTTGAACGCGACATCTTCTCCTGTAGTTTCGGCGGAACTGTTTCACGCATGCCGTCCGATTTGACATGTGTCGCGGATGCTACCGACACGGCGGTGACGGCCACCATTACACCCCATACCGTGGAGGATTATTGCCGGATGTATGGATCTGCGGAGACTCGCAGTGTGTCGCTGCCCGGTGTCGTGTTCCATGATAGGGACACCGGATTCTGCTATAAGCAGCGCAACCCCAAATACGAGAGCGTGAAGAAGCGTAAGGGGATGGAGCAGAAGTTGATGGCGCAGTATCTCCAACTGCGTAAGGACCGCGCGATTGACGAGTATTTGAAGTATCACCCACAGCATTCCCGGGTGTTCAATACCTTCCGCGAGCGTCTTCACGAGTATACCCTGCGTTTGTATGATGCGTATATCGAGCATTACGTAAAGAAGAATGCGAAGCCTTTGAAGGAATACGACCGCGAGTTGAAGACGCATATGTATAAGCTTCACTATGATGTCTTTTTGGCGACGATGAAGGAGGCGGGGACGTTCGTTACGAAGCATACCGTTATCAATTATGTGAACCAGTTGGCGGCGGCGCAACAGTTGGCGTGCTTGAATGGCGACGGCGGTGGCGGTGCGGGGGGTCCGCCCAGTGCCGGTGCCGGTGCCGGTGCCGGTGCCGGTGCCGGTGCCGGTGCCGGTGCTGCGATTGGGGCGGGACGTCGTTTTCTTCCATCGCAACAAGGCAATGGTGGCAATGGCAATGGTGGCCATGGCCGACAGATTGAGCGCAGTAGCGCGAGCGATGCCAGGAGCGGGTTTCGTAGCGCGAGACCTACCCGCGGAAGAAGTATGCCATGGACATTGACGATTCAGGTGCCGTCAAGTGACACGGACACAGTGAAGGGAAGCAAGACGTCGGGAAGCGTGAAAGTCCATAATCAGTTTTCGGGACTGGATGTTGATATGTAAGACCGCGTCGTATGGGGGCGCAACCCAAAAAAATTGATTTGATAATATTAGTATTTACTATTATCAAAGAATCATCATCAAGCACGACACGACAATGTCATTTCCAAACTGTCCTCCGGCTCCACCTTCGACTCCACTTCCCGACCAGACCGAACTCTATTTCGGTTGGTTTTCTGAGGCACAGCAATCTATGCGGGTTTCACACCCATCGACACATCGGTATAATGGAAAAACCATGACAAGCCCGCCGTATTGTTACTGGATACAAGGCGACAAAAAGGTGCTCGTTACGGAAATCACGCATTCGAGTCTACCGACAGCACGACAGGTCAAAAATGGCGATATTTATCTCGGCCAGGTGGATAAGTATTGGGGGCGGTCGTATACACGACTCGGGGTGGAGGTGGCGGCGGCGCGACAATTGAATTAAGATAAATAATTTATCAATTAAATAGTTTAAATTGATTAAACATAGATAATCTCGATGCTGGTGTTGCTGTTGCTGCTGCTGCTGCTGCTGCTGCTGCTGCTTTTGCTGATTTTGCTTCTTGTAGTGCTGATTCTGCTATTACTGCTGCTGCTGCTGCTGCTGTATTCTTCGTCCGCGCATTTCTTTGTAGATTATCATATGCGTTTCTTTGTTCTTTTGTTGGCATCGTGTTTACCGCCGGGGTGGCCATTTTAAGTTTATCAGCTGCTTCTACGGCTTCTCTCTTTTTTGCGTCAGCCAAAGCTTTTGAAGTCGTCGCTTTATATTCAAGGTCACGAATTTCAGCGTCCGATGGAACGGCGGTATCAGGAGGCGCAACGGGAGAAGATTTTCCCATTATTCCAGTTAATCCAGTTTTTAAACCACCCAAAGCCGATCCAGCCCTTTCTTTCATAGCTTCATACTTAACAATCGCTTGTTTTACTTTATCATCATTCATTACTTTTGATATTGCTTCATCTTTTTTTTTAATAATCGCATCTAGTAACGTAGTTTTCAAAGTAGTAAAACATTGTATGACATCTGCGTCCAAACCGTATTTACTATATATACGTTCAAGTAACCTATCAATTTTAGCAGTTAGCTCTGTTTTTAACACACCAAGCCCTATTGTAAATTTTGATCTAATCCTATCAAGCACAGAACTATCTTCACTTACAGAAGCAGCAGTAATAGCATTCTTTAGGATATCACTAATATTTCCTACTGGTTCTACTACTACTGGAGTTTGTGTCGGCTTATCAATGTTAATACTGCCGTTTTGTAATTTCTCGATAATTTTCTGAAGACAGGCGGAAGCCTTGTCATACATCGCGGGTTCCGCATCAAGTTTGATCTTTAATTCCGTTAATTTATCAATTAATCTTGTTTTAAGACTAGATCCGGATGGCGCAGTAGGTCCATATTCTGTTATAGACCTTAATTTGCCTGTAAAATTATTTAATTGATCCGGAGCCGCACCTTTTATGCTGTGTAATATAGGGGCGAATCCGCTAGCCTTGGCCTTGTCTTTCACCGTATCAAAACCAGCAATAGCATTGGCTTTCAACGCATTAAAAAAGCCTCCTCCTCCTCGCATCGGCTGTTGACCAAGCAATATCAATAAAATATTCAAGAACAACATAATTCTATCAAGTCCAATCAATGCGATAAAAGGTCCTGCTATAATCATAAGTATAATTGGTGTCGTGCCATCAATACCACCAACTTGTATTTTACGCCGAATCGTGTTTCTTACTTTCCGAACAGTCCGCCGCTTTTTATGCGCGCGTTTCTTGGACGCGCGTTTGGAATAATGCTTTGCCATTATTGCACGATTATATATTATAGTTATACAATATTATAGTCATACAATAATATAATTGTCCTAAATGCGTATTGATGGTTTATCTATAGTTCGGTTTTTTGTTAGTGTTAGAAAGGAAGTTTTGAAGAACGTTTAAAAGGAAGTTTTGAAGAAATTTTTGAAGGAAATTTGGGTTGTAAATTCATTGCTTTTCCAACCACACTTAATCCAGGTCCAGGTGCTTGCGCCGCCGGTGCGGACTGTGCCTTCCGATTCTTATACATATTAATTCCTTTATTCAATGCGAATGCCCCTAGTCCTAGTGCTGCTGTTCCTACCATAGCTTTCCCGAACTTTCCAAGCATCGGAGTATTACCAGGATGAATACTAGGACTATGTGATTGATCAGAATCAGAACCAAAATTCATACCCTTGAATTGGCCACCAAACCCAAACCCCCCCCTCTGCGTCTTACGATGACGGTTTGAACGCGATTTTCGAAAAGTCCGTCGTTTCTTATACGTGCGTCTGGATGAAGAACGTTTCATTGTAGATGTAAATACGACGATTATAAATTATACACATACAATAATTCATGAATCATGAATCGTGAATCAAGAATCATCGAAATTTAACGTCCGAACCGGATTTTCTTTGGGGTTCGGGTTTTTTAATGTTGGCGCTAAATTTCGCCCGAATGATGGACTATTGAAAATCGACTTCGCAGTTCCTTCAATATATAAATCCGGTGGTGGTGGGCTTCCCGGTTCGATAGTAGAGTTGCCCGGAGTCTTATATATGTTACACCTTTTCTCATTTAAAACGCCCATTTTATAGAGCAAAAAAATAAGAAAAAAGCGTAAAATCAATAGTAGGAATTTCACCTACGATGGTCTAACTTTTTCCTGTTCTTCTTTTTTATTGGAACAGGTGAAAGACGAAATTTGGAAACATAATGGTCGCTCTTGTTTTTCTATCCAAGATTGTGTTAATTTCATTATGTTTATAGAAGAGTTTGCATCTCTGGTTCTAAATACGATTTTTTTGTTTTCGCAACTCACGCAGTTAGAACACTTTAACAGACGAAATACTTTATTTCCTTCCTTATCTTTATAATACTCCAAATCATTATTACAATCACAACACTTCTTACTTGTGTTGCATTCATTTATCGTTATTGTATCATATTTTTTATGAATTAATTTTCTCAACCCTTTATTCATCG